TGGAATCAATAGTGATTTTTTTACTGTTTCAAGTAGTCCCATATTCTAACCTCTATTCTAGTCTTGCTTAGGCTTTCTTTTTAACTCTTAAGAAGCCTTTATATCCTACAACGTTACCGCCTGTAAATACGGACGCCTTGTAGCAAATGATGCCATCTTTAAACTTGTAATCATTAGACTTGCTAATCTCAACAGGTGAGAAAACAGGCACTTCATAATTGAGTAAGGATCCATATGCAAGACCATATTCTCCAGCTGCAGTGTTTGTATCTGATATAGCCTTACAATGAGAATTAATGATGTATGGAATACCATCAATCGTGTTGTTGATGTAGTCAATCGTGTGGACTTTTCTACCTTCTGCAGTACGTAAGCCAGCAAATGCTCTTAAATCATTCTTGTTAAGGATTAAGTATGCTCCACCTTCGACTTCTTCATCACCACCATAAGCAAAGATGATATCATCTAATGTTGAGTCAGTAATCGATGTGATTTCTAAATCAGCAGTATCCGATAAAGCGATTGCCTTATCACTAAAGATTCCTGTGAATGTATTGGATGTACCTGGACCTCTTAGGATTTGTTCACTAATCTTCTTTTTGAGTGATAGATTAATGTTCTTTAAGACTTCAGCTTGATATGGTAAGTTAGGTAGTTTTTCTAACTCTTCAGTGATTTCTGTATAAGCAGTAACTTTCACCTTAGTGATTGTTAAATAACCATACTCTGGTTCTGTTTCTGAATAAGGCTCACCCTCTCCAGTTAAACCAGCAATACCGCTACCTTTAACAAAAGATTTCTTATAGGTTTCCCCACCATTTAAGTTCACAACTTTTACCTTATCCACTAATGCAGATACTTGTGCAAATGGATGCGGTGCGATGCCATCGGCAACGTGTTCAGGTAATAGAATCTCTTCACTTGAAACTTGAATGACTCTACTTTCTCTTAAATTTTTACCACGTGTTTCTAATTGATCTTTGTCCACATGATTAGATCTTTCAATAACAACAGGGTTGATTTTCGTTTTATTTTGAATAGCGAGCTTTCTTTCGATTGTATCTTTCTCTTTATTCAATTCATCAACTTCAGCTTCTAATTGTTCTAACACTTCAAGTGTTACTTCCGCACCAATCAAACCTTTGATTTCAGTGATGCGTGCTTTAATTTCATTACTTCTTTTTTCTAAATTCATCTTCTTATTCTCCTATTTTTATTTTCAAATTTAGTTTTTTTCTTATAAGTTCAGCCTTCATATTTTTCTCTGCTAAATCCATAGTCTTTAGTTCTAAGTCCATAGCCTCTAAAGAACGAGCATAAATCGAAGTCTTATCATAAGCGGGTGTGTCAACGATTGAAACATCATATAAACGTTCAATCTTTCTGATAGTTCTTTTTGGAATATCACCATCACGATTCCATTCCTGCTCACTTACAACAAATGCAAAGCTCATCTTATCCAACAAGCCTGATTTGACCATCTTAAAGATATCTTGATTGCTTTGTGTATCTAGTAACTCAGCTCTAACCTTTAATCCGACATCATCACTTGTTAGAGTAAGTGAGCCGTTTTTAGTTCGAGCAATGATTAAAAATGAGTCCATGTGGTTATACTTCATTGGTACATCTTTGATTGCTGCATCCGTGATTGCACTTCTACTAATACTTTCGATAAACCCATAGGATTCATCACCTATTAAAGTGGGTTCATCATAAACGATCGCATAACCTTCTAAGACCATCTTGTCATCGGTTTCTTCTAGCCTAACTTCTGCTATTCTGGTTTCTTTCTTCATCGTTTCTCAACCTCCTTAGGTTTTGTTGCTTGCTTTTCATACACGTATTCAAGCTCATTGTCCTTGTATGAAAACTCATTAATTTTGTGTGTCTTACAAAAGGTTTCGATTGTATTAATTTTTTCTTTTTGTTCTTCTAAAACAGTATTTAATACATCTTTTGAAACCTTACCATTAATTGTTACTTTCATTTAAATCATCCTTCCCTACTTGATATTCGTTTGCTTTTGTAGCATCGACGTAATTGAGTGATTGTAATCTTCTATCACCGTTTTCAACAGGTTCAAGTCCTAACAACCCTCTTGATTCATTCAGTGACATAATGCCTAACCCCATGAGTTTTTCAATAGCTGTAACCTTTGTGTTCCAGGATGCGTATTGAAGTCTTTCACTGTAAAAGATAATCTCTTCACCACGCATGATTTCATTTTGAGTAAGCAAGCCTAAAGAAAAAGCCTCAGACATTTGAATGGCTAAAGGCTCGATGGTTTGTTCATAAAATGAGTTGAACTCATCTTCTGTATATTTGGAATGAAAGATTGGAACTGATACACCAAAGTAATCTAGGATTTTTGATTGTAAAAACTCTAAGGTGTCCTTATCTATTAGTTTTGGGTCTGTTGTTAAAGGAACATAATCACCTTTTAAATCCACAGGAATAATTGAACTGCCCTTATTTCTAATGGACTCTTTGAGTATCTCGTTAAATGAATCCAGTTGTTTCTTTTTATCTGTCTCACTTAGCATGGCACTCATTTTAAGAAGTCCCTTAATTTGCATGGAACTTTTAAGAGCATTATCAATGCCTTGAAGTACATTCTCATTGATTTGTATAGTCTTTAAGAGTGCTTCTTGGTCACCTTTTGAACTTGATCCTCCAAAGATCTGATTCGTATGGTAAAACCTTTTAATATGAATAATGTTCTCATATGGAATCGTGAAGGAATCCGTACTGTCAAAGCTAAACTTTAAATAGTAACTACCACCTGAATCTATGATTGGCTCAACGATGGACGGTTTAAGTGGATAAAGAGCTTTGATTTCACCGGTTGAACCATCAAACATAGGATAGATAAATGCATTGTCGTTCATCAACAACGTCGTAATCACCATATAGATAAATTGATAAGGGGTCATGACCTCATTCGGTTGATGCTTTAAAATAAAAGACAGTTTGCCAGATTTCTCTGTAACTGTCTTATCATTCGCTTTCTTTATATATCTTGGTTTTAGTTTTGCACACTGACTTGCTATCCTATCAATCGCAATCTTTACGACATCTGATTTTGAGATGTTATTTCCAAAGCTTGTAAGTGGTAGATTTATTTCATTTACAAATTTAAAGGTCTCAACTGAGCCCTGTTTTTTCTTTCGTTTGAATATGGCCATATAGACCTCCTTAAAAACTATTCAAAATGCTTACACATTCGTTTTTTAATAACTTCTACTTGATCCTTAGGTCCTTCACTTTTATATGTGAATAACCTTTGATTATCAAGCTTTCTCCATTTAAGTTCATTTTTGGTTGTTGTATCATCTAGGCTTTTATAAATGTGGGCTTTAAACTGAGTTCCATTTACTTCAAGCATTTTACAAACATACATATAGCCAAATGCTAATCTATCACTAGCTGCTTGTTCGTTAAGCAATATATTGAGTCGTTTATTATTGATAACCGATGGATATATGACACTTCTAAAATTCATCTTATTAAAAAGATGATCGACAATAGCATTAGATATATAGTATCTATTTTTATTCCATTTTGTAATTTCTCTGGTGAACTCAGTATATAAGAAATTCGATGAGATCCCCTGTGCAATTCTCATAATAGGATCTTCTTTTTTATCGTTTTTAGTAATTCCTATTACACATGTTCTCTCTTTTGAGTGAGAGCCACCATTTTCTAGCAATTCAAAACATCCAAGCAAGAAATAATCATTCTCTTTTATTCCTGTCTCATTTATAGCTGTTACAGGATCCAATGCCGCATAAAGCACTGGCTTTCTTTTCATATTTCCCCTTCCCATTTCAGTTAACTCAGCTGGTGGCATAAAAATATCCTGAGCTGATAAATTATCGAAATTAATTAAAGCATTAAGTTTTCTTGCCCTAAAAAGAAACAATCTATCAATTTCGACATAAGAAATTATAGTAGGTGTAATTATCTCGCTAACCGTTTGTTTTATATCTTCATAATTGTCATCTATACTTTCTTTACTTAAAAACTTAGAAATCATCTTGACTTTGCTCTCAATATCGTTAATATCCATTTGAATCACCCACATAAATTATAACATATTCTCATATTCAATCTTGTATCTATTAAGAACCGAATATGCAATGATAAGTGCTACAGCTCCATCAATTCTTTTATATTTACTACCAAGTTTTGATGGTTGAATGTTTCCATTAATATCTATCTTAGCTTGGGTATTCGATAAATTCCATTTCATTATTGGATTATTGTTGTATATCACATTACCGTTTTTTAGATCTGCTTCTAATTGTTTCATCGGTTCTGATAAGGAATATATCCCTTGTCTGACCTTTTCCATTTCAAAACCTAAATCTTCCATTTCTTTAGTCCAGTACTGACTATTCCAGGGATCATACCCAACCCATAAAGGTCTAATCTCATATGTTCTAATCATCATTAAAAACCACTGTGTAACTAGTGTGAAGTCATTTTGATTACCTTCAGTTACTGTAATCAATCCCCTTTGAACCCAAATATCATATGGTACGTTATCCTCTTCTTTTCTGCGCTTAATAACTTCACTCGGCATAAAGAATTGTGGAATAACATACTTCTTACCATCTTTTATCAATAATAATAGAGCAACTGTAAGGTCAGTTGTCGATGATAAGTCAACACCTCCAATGGCGTAACTGTTTCTTAGCTCATTGATATCATAGGTTGCTTCATTATTTAGATCATTATATGTTAACCATGATCCTTGTTCTAATTGTTTTACGTTGAAATCTTTACAAAGCATCGTAACTCGTGTAGCTAGGTCGTGTCTGGATTTATTCATTAAATCCTCAAGGTAGGAGTAAGTCTTTACAGTGCCTAAGCTTGGGTTACTTTTTTGCCATGTATTCTTATCTTCATAGATTTCATTAATTGAGTCTTGAGTATATAACCAAGGAAGTACTCGTTCATCGTCAATCTCCCCTTTGATCATCTTTCTAACATAATCAAGTTTACTATCTAAGAATCCACCTACTGTATTACCTTCTGTTGTAATAATAAAAATTAGTGGTTCTTCTTTGGTTGATTGACTTTGTTTTATGGCATCATAGACTTTTGAATCAGTCATTTCATGAACTTCATCAATACAACCAACCTCAATATTGTAGCCATCCTTATTTCTTGATTGAGCAGATAGTTTCTTTATTTTGTTTTTGGTTTTTGGCGAGTATATGTGGAAGATATTTTTTTTACTTCTTTTTTCATTGGATAGAGCTTTTGAGCCTTCTCGCATATTATTGATTTCATCAAATAAGATGTTAGCTTGTTCTGAGGTATTAGATGCACATACAATATCGACACCACCTTTTGATAGAAAGAATTCTGCCAGATCTATGCCTGCAATAAATGTTGTCTTACCATTCTTTCTAGCTATGAGTAGTATTACTTCATTGAATCTTCTTAGATTTGTTTCCGCCATCTTAAATCCATAGGCTGCTTGAAGGATTGCTTTCTCCCATAGTTCTAAAATAAATGGTTCACCATTAAATGGACTCTTGGTATGTTTACAAAAAGTTTCAATAAACTCGATTCGAATATTCCCAGGACGTTCATCAAAAATGTATCTTGGGTTATCAATATCTTTAATGAGTGATTCTAAGACTGTCAATAGTTCTTTTCCAACTATGATATTTCCCTTTTGAATCTCATCATAATATTTAATTAAATCATTCATTATGACATTCTACCAATGGACTTGTCAAAATCATCATCTTCTTCAATAATGTTTTTACCCATTATTGAATTAAGTGTTTT